AGGCGGAGGACCTCGTAGAGGAGGAGTTTGAGGAATGCGATTTGGAGCCTTATGTCTCGTATGACACAGAGATGCAGCTGTTCGAGGAGGAGCGCGACATGGAGATCTTTTATGACTCTGATGCTTAATATTTGCGTAAAATTTGAATAAATAAATATTATGTAATAAATATACAAAATGCTCGAGCAAATTCAGGAATTCGTTGCGGGGATCCCCAAGCCGGTGCTGTTTGCGGTAGTGCTACTCGTGCTCGTTGCCGGCTTCTTTCTCTGGAAGAAGTTCTCGTCTAAGGACTCCGAGAACGAGGTCCAAAAAGGTGAATACGCCGCTGTGAGATTCGCCAAGGACGTGCAGGAAAATCTAGATCACGAAGACGCTCCTATGTTTTCAGCGCTGTCTCCCAACTACGCTGTCGATGTTCAGCAAGGATTAGCAGATCTTGAGACCGAGAAGCCCGTCGTCGGTGCCGTGGACCCCAGCGAAGACGTAGAGGACGATCTCGCTGATTACGAGTGATTTATACATCAGTCATCGTCTACAAATGCGCATTTTTTTGATTGTTCTTCCTCTTTGGGTAGCTCTTTCGAGACTCCCCAAATATTGAATCCGACAGTTTTGTACCACCCGCGCCTCTTCGCTGCTTGTCCCGGAAAGAGCGAGTATCTGTCCGCGATATCTATGACGATCGGATCATTTCCCGAGCCGCCGCGTAGGATCCTTCCGACAGCTTGCTTAACGTCGCTCGACGGAGTTGCTAGCACGAGACCAGATAGTCGAGGATTGTCATATCCTTCTGCAGCGAGGGCATACGTAGCGCACAGAACTTGCACGTCGGGCTCTGTTTTGTCGCCCCCGAGGTAAGTTGCGGCGTCTACGTTTGCCTTCTTCAGCTCTTCACAGATATCTTTAGAATGCTGTCGCCGATGTGAAAGAACGAGCACGTATCTTCCGGTTTCTGCGAGGATTCTCGCGTGTTCTGCGATCGCCTGCGTCCGCTCCGGAATGTCACAGATCTTTGTGATCAGTGACGAATAGCAAATGTCACCTAATCTATTCGTCGGCGGTGACTGTAGGTAGTCGGGATGCACAAACGGCACGATCTTCACGGTCGTCGACGTCTGATTCTTCCGACGCGCCTCATATGCTATCGGACCAAAGAGCCAATACAATACCCTCGTCAAACCGTCCTTTCTGACGGGCGTCGCAGTGAGTCCTATGACGTACTTGAATGATGTCGAAAACATAGCGCTCGTGAAACTTTCAGCAGCGACGTGATGGCTCTCGTCCAGAATCAAAGTGCCGAAGCCGTCGAAGCAATCATATTTCCGACTCAAAAGAGTCTGAATCATACAAATAACATAATCTCCCGACGTGTCGCACAAAGGTCCTTTGATCCTAGTTACGGTCGCTTTGGGCGCAAACCGCTTGATCGAATCTTCAAACTGCTCGGCTAAAAACTCCTTGTGGACGAGGATGAGAGTCTTAGCGCCGAGAGTTACGGACGTGAAGATGCTCGAAATCGTCTTTCCAAATCCTGTATCGAGCGAGAGCACACCGCCGCCGGTTTCACGGATCTGTTTTAGGAGAGCGTCAGTCGCCAGATGTTGTTGTAGCTCTTTTTTGAGAGTTCCTTCGAACTTCACTTCTGGATTCATAGGGACGACCTCGCCAAACTCTTCTACAACGGACCTCTTGATGTTTTCGAGAGCCCAAAAGCGCGGCAAGTATATGTTCTCGGCGTCCGTCCTGAACACTCGAAATTTCTTGGGGAACATCTCGTTCAGACTCAAAGGGCTCACGATCAGCTCGCGGTTGATCAATCGTTTCTCTGCCGGCGTTATATCGACGGTTGATATCCTTGCGCCTTTGCGCGAAATATACATTTGAGTACCGCTTTATAATTTGCTTAAATTTAAAGCACGTCGATATGAGATATTATATCGACACATAAGATCATTTAAATAAACCGTTATTATTAATTTAAATGAATACGATCATAGAGATTGCTACGACCGAAGCGGCCGTCGCTATCGTCGACGCATATGCCAAAAGTAAGAAGCTCAACGCGTTTCAGCTGTGTTTGCTCGTCCCAGGAATAGTACACACACACGACCCTACAGAAAAAAACGTAGAAGAGTGCGCATATTGCCGGAGGAACGGTAACGTCTTTGGCGATCGAACGACGGCAGAGACGGACGATATTATTTCGCGATACAATGCAAAGGTTGAGAAAATATACGAAGAGATGGAACGAGAACTAGTTACCGAGCTAGAATCTAAATCTTCTTAGAGATGCTCACGAGAGCATAAGGCGCAGCAGTCTTTAACTTTGCGACTACGATCTCATTGAGCTTCATGGCATGCGCAGGCTTCTTCACGATCGGTTTTACGATTCCGCCACCAGGTTTTACATAGCTGACTTGAACGGTGCCGGCGTCAACTACCTTGATGACCGTAGCGGGAACGGTCCCCGCGAAAGGCACGGTCTTAACTGGTGTAGGCTTGGGTGTAGGCACGAGTTTCGGGAAATTTGTAGTACACCAAGCGTCAACGACTCCAGTGTCTTTCTTCTTTTGGCAGCACGCTTTGCGGCTGGCCGGGCTCACTGTGCCGCACGATGATCCCAGAGGTTTGAGCACGGGCTTGGGTGACGGCTTCACGGTCTTCTTGCGGATCGCGACGAACACGTGAGCTGGTGGTGCGGTTTCCTCTACGATCACGATCTCGTTGAGCTTCATTCCATGTGCCTTCTTGTTCACGATCTTCTTGACGACTTTGCCGGCCGACGTGTAAGTGACTTCTACTTTGTCCTTAGAAAGCACTTTTGTGACCTTGCCGTCCTTCGTTATATTCTTACCGACAGGTTTCGGAGCGGGTTTGACACCTTTCTTAGCGATCGACACAAAAGTTCCGTTCTTCAACGTAACGTCGATTGATTCGTTCAATTTCATTTTGTGGAGCTTTTTGTTGACGATAGGTTTGGCGATGGACCCCCCAATCCGTGTGTATTGTACTTGGACCTTGTCGGGACCGATCACTTTTACAACTTTACCGGTAACGATCGTGGTGCCAGGCGCCGGTTTGGGAGCGGGCTTCGGTTTCGGTGTCGGCTTGACGTTGTCATTCTTGACGATCATAATGACTTTGTAGGGTGGCACCTTGGATACTACAACATCTATCGCGTCGTTCATCTTGAGACCGTGCGCTTTCTTGTGCACCGTAGGATTCATCAGCTTGCCACCGGGGTTCTTGTATTTTATGACGACGCTGCCGGCGTCGATAACTTTGGTAACGGTGCCTGCGAGAGTCAGGTGCACGCCGGTGTCGCGCGCCTTCATCGACACGAAAGCGTAAGGTGCTACGCCCTTCAGAGTGACATCTACGAGTTGTCCTAGCTTCAGACCATGTTTTGCCTTGTTTACTACGGGTTTCGCTACTACACCGCCAGGCTTCGTGTACTGGATCTGCACCTTGTCGGCGCTCACGATCTTGATAACCTTGCCCACGACGATCTCGTTGGATCCGGCGGCTCTCTTTTTGAGAGATACGAACAGATATGGCACGTCGAATTGGAGAGTCACGTCGACGTCGTCGTTCGCTTTAAGACCGTGAGCTTTCTTGGTCACGTCATGGGTCATTTTCAAACCGCCAGGTTTGACGTAGGTAACCTGGACCTTATCGGCCGATAGGACCTTAGTGATTGTGCCGACGACCACACGCGTCTTCCCAGAGGGTTTAACCGGTCCCACTCCACGTTTTGTAACGTTCTTGACTGCCCAGGTATCTAAAGCGACGGTCACGTTTACGAGTTCTGCAACCTTAAACGCGTGCTTCGCCTTGGTGACCTTCGTCGTCACGGGTTTTCCGGCCTTGTTGTTATAGGATACCGTAAAGCTGTTGGCGTCGATAACGCTCACGATCTTCCCCGGAATGATCTTTGTTCCTACCGACGGTTTTGGGCATTCTAATTTGGGGCACGTTCCAGACTGCGCCCCGAGCACCTTGTTCAACAGGTCTTGAACGTACTCCAGAGTGCCGAAGATGAAATCCTGAGACGCGCAATATCTGCCTTCGGGCGCATAGAGTCCGCCGTTGCCTCCGCGGTTGCCAACGGTCAGTGTAGCTGCCACGGCGATGGACGTCGTGCCGCGAGCGATGTTGATGTCGAACGAGTTCGGAAATTTAGAGCCGAACGTTTGAGGTTTTGGGAAGTCGATAACGCGCAGGCCCATAGCGTGTTTGTGATCCGTCGTCGTGAATATAACGGCTAGGACGTCGGCGTCGAGAGTCAGCTTCGCTTCTGCGGGGTTTGACCAGCTGTGCGTAGACTTCTTATACACGAAGATCTTTTTCAGCTCCGGCTTGAGATCAAATTTGGGAAGGTTGAAACGGCCGCTCACAAACGCGTCGTCGACGATGACGGACGTCTGATAGCGAACGACGCGATTCGCAGCAATGCTCACGCGTTTCTCAATGTTCGTCGTCGACAGCGTGTTGCCCGCTACTACCTTCTTGCCGTTGACAAACGATCCAGGAGGCATATTGTAACTAGCTTGGACCTGTGTGTACGCGGCATTGTCACTCGCGGTAACCTTGATGACCTTCGACGTGGTTTTGACTTTGCTCGACGCACCCGCCTCGTCGACACGTGCGACTTTGTCGGACGCTCCAATCGGAACGTTGAGTGCTGCGGTCGAGAACAATGGACTCGCTAGATATTCCATTCCGTTCCATTTGACGCTTTGCACGGCCTGTGCAACTCGAGGAAGCATCGTGAAGACGACGCCTCCGTTCTTGATCGTGATCGCGACGTTGTTCTTACCAGGAAGCGACCCGGTAGCGGGGCACGTTCCGGACGAATATTTCTCAATCTTGGAAGCGTCGATAAACTTTTTGAAACCACCATTGTCAGGTTCGCCATACGTATCTTTGTATCCATCGCCCCAATTTACTTCCGTATACGGCAAGCATTGCGTGGGGACAGGAGGCTTTGGCTCTGGTTTGTAGAGCAAACTCGGACACTTAGACGCAAGTTCTGCCTCGGAGAAGCATTTTTGGACATTCGGATCCCCGCTGATCGCCGCATTAGGACTCAAGCGCAACTCCGCGGCGTCGAGTGGCGAGTATCTATCCTCCTCGAACACTTCGCGCAAAGTTGCATTCATAGGCACCGGACCCCCGACGGCACGTGCAGATTCCTCGGAACTCATTATCTTATTTTAATATGATATTATTTTTTTTAAAATATTTGATTATGTAAATGAACGCGTACATCATCCTTATTATTCTGTTATTCCTGGCAGTCGCCGCGTTTCTATGGATACGTAAAGAGAAATTCAGCGATTACAATGCTCCGAACGACTACATGAAAGTATATTATGATCAAGTTGCCGAAGATCCAGAGCTCGTCAAGAAATTTCCTTATTGGGGAACCGGAAGCAAAGTTGGTCTGCGATGCCGTAAACCTGGAAACGTAGAGTGCGAGACCATGTGGCTGAGCGGGAAGCTCGTAGAGATCACACCAAAGTTGATCAAGCATCTCGAGTGTATCTATGGAATGCCTTTCAATAAGATTCTCACGAACATCGTATAATTTCTAATATTTTGGGATGTACACAGATCTTCCAGGCTTGATCATCCCGCCCCGGAACATTCTCCGATATCGGTTGGCTCTCATAAATCTTCTCATAGAGCAATAAGGACAGAGCGCGCCAGCATATTTCTTATAAAATTTTTCGTAGGTGATATGTTCATATATGACGATCGTCCTGCTTTCTTTCAAGAAACACATACTAACGGAAACAAATTTAAAACGAACCTATTACGCGACCGTGACCCCTCACGATAAACGACTGATACAACTCGCAGTGCCGGCATTCCGCATCGACGATAGCTCGATTGTTTTTCCAATCGAATCTTATACAACTATTAGGACATATCCATACGCCGTTGCGAAGATGACACAAATCAGCAACGGGGTAGTTCCCAATTATATTTGTTTTCTTGCACCGCACACAATTTACTTCGCCGTTTGCGATGCACTGGAAACGCGTCTCATTGGTGCAACTCATTTTGTTATGAATATTTGGCTTTTGTAATATGTATAAAACGTCGATATAATGTGCGTCTATTCGAACTGAAAAAAATATTTGTTTCAAAACAGACATGAAGATCCGTGCTGAAAAAACCGGATCGATTTATCGCATTCTGTTCACAAACGGAAAATCTTACGTGGGTCAGACGAGTCGCACGATTTTCCAGAGAGGAACGGAACATCTCCGCCAGTCGTCTGGATGCATCAAGCTAAAAAACGCTCTCAATAAATACGGGCACGAAGACTGCGAAATGAGCGTGCTTAAAGATGGTATCCCCGTGATGTATCTCGATTTCTGGGAGAATTTTTATATTGACCAGTTCGATTCTATAAACAACGGATACAACATCACATACAACGATCACCCACCGGCTCCAGAGCACCAGGATCTAGAGCCTCAGGAAAATTTCGTCGCTCCTATTCCCAAGGTGAATCCATTTGCGAGGTTTGTTAACAAGGAGTACGTCGCCCCGCGGCAGAAGATAGAAGTTCTTCTCCCCAAACAGGTAGTAAAAAAGGTGGATCCTAAACCGTGGATGGCTTTGCCTACGCCCGCGCGCGTCTGACAAACGCGTTAATATTTCTACCGGATCCTTTTGCGCTCGTGTGCGAAATGGGGGATCGCTTTTGGATCTTCGATTTGGTATCGAAATAGGTCTTCGCTTCGGATAGCGCTTTCTGGATCTTCGGGACGGCGCTCTTGTTGAAACTCTGCGCCATCTTCATTTGTGTATATGCGCGACCGTAAACATTCTTGTACGTGTCGCTCGGTTTATAGCCGAACATTTTTTTCCAATCGCCCATTGTGTATATACTCAGTAAATATAATATAGCATATCGATATAATGATGTCACAGATAATTTTGTTCTTCCAACGAAAGTCTACTATGACACGAGAAGAGATGTTGTGGTTTGTTGTCATCTAAAAGCAGTCGTCGATATCGAACACGTCATTATTCTCTTCTATGTATGTGCACAACTCGGTATAACCGCCAATGAGAACGTCGCCGACGACTACTTGAGGAAACGTCGGTTTATCGACGTGGATTTTGTGCTTGGTCGCGAGAACCTCTTTGAGTTCTGCGCAGTCCGTACACGCGATAACGTCGAATCTGTCTTTATGACTCAATAAAAGTTCTATAGCGAGCGTGCAATACTTGCAATCAGGTCGAGAATACACTGTTAGCATGCCAAGGATAGACATAAGATTTTTACAGATTTTACCGGGATCAAACGATATTGTAATGTCGTTTGATCCCGGCGTGATCCACAATATATAACGAGGCGGACGACCATATTTTCTCACCCAACCAAAAAGCCACCAAAGCCTACAAAGACACCAAAGCCCAAAGCCATGGTCTCCACCTCCATGCTCTGCGATATCCGCGACGAGATGGATTTTATCATCGACGAGATCTCATACACGCAAAAGACTCGCCTCCAGATCCCCTGCGGCTATATGGGAAACAATCTGTTCCTCAAATCGTTTGATGATATCTTCAACGAGAGCGACGCGACGTATCTGCGGTCGCTGTATGCAAAGCATCACGAACTCTACGAATACGAAATCAAGATGATCGACGTGCTCGCGAATCTGCGCGCTCAATACGACGATATCGAATCCGCCCTCTTTACTCAGGAGGCGGTCGCAGATGCCAAAGCGCGCGGCATCATTCCCGCCGAGGACGGGTCTGCGCCTTCCATCGGCGAAGGATCGGACAGCTACGACGAGGACGACGCCTTCGGCGAGCGCATGGACTGGATCGCTTAAATCTCCCGGGGAAGATTATGGATCGACGGAAGCTTCGCAATGTTCTCGCGGACATGCTCGATGGACTTATGATATACGTCAGTGGCGTCCGCGATCGACATGGCAAGTTTGTCGTCGTCGAGAAGGAGCGCGCGAATAACGTATTTCTCAG